TACAAGCCCGGTGACCGTTCCATGGGTGCGCGTGGCCGTGAGCGACGGTTGGCTGGGCGCGGTCAGCGCCGGTTGCGTCGTGCAGATAGGCGTTTGGCTAGGGCGGACAGGCAGGAGGCGCGGGCTAGCGAAATCGAAAACTTGGATGAGTTGGTCGGTCGCATTGATGCCGCTGCCAGTGAAGGGAGTCGGGAACGTCTTCTTGATGCTGAGGTGGCTCGCGGCGATGATCCTATGGATGAGGACTATCGGTCGTTTTGGGACGCATTCATGGAAGGGTTTACTGGGGTAAATCAGCAGCACAATAGGGGTTCGGGTCCGACCGCGGAGGCCGCACGGGCCGTGAGGGCGGCACGCGAACTTGAGGGGGAACGTCGTCAAGCCGGTGACGCTGCTGGCAATGCACCGGATCGGGACAGAGAATCAGAATTTGATGAGATTGGTTTGCCGGATGGTGTGGATTTAGAAGAGCATGAGCGTCGGATGCAGGAGGAGCCGGAGTATCGGGAAGCGTTTATTGAGTCGCTGATTGCGGGGGAGATGGATGTTCCGGGTCAGGAGGAGGCCGCTGAGGATGCTACGGAGGATGTGGCGGAAGCGGTAGAGGATTTGGTTCCTGAATCAGCGGATAGGCCGGGTACCGGGGTAACGCCCGGTGGCCGTCCGGGCGATCACCGGCCCGGACAAGGACAATTAATCAACGTTTCTAATGCTACTGATGAGCAGATTGCTCAACACATCAGGACGCAAGAGGCTTTGAGAGACAGGGATTTGCCGGATGCTGCACCGCGTCCGCTTGACGGTGACACGCGTAGTCATGACCCGGATTATTACGACCGGCTGATAGCAGAGAGGGATAGTCGTGCAGAGGCAGATGCCCCAGATGCTATTGATCCTGAAGAGGCTCGTCGTAGGGCTGCCGAGTTTGGTCCAGATGATCTTCCTGAAACTCCCGAAAGTCAAGGAGGCGGTCCTCCTGATCCTGAGGCTGACCTTCCAGACGACGCTCCGCAGCGTCCTCGTATGCGTCCTGAGGCAAGGGAATATTTGTTAACGCAAGCCGATAGCGATGCGATTCACGCCATTATTAGAGATGAGGATGATGGTTTTCTGGCAGCGGGTCTTCGTATCGACAACATGGATGCTGAAACGCGTGCGGAGTGGCGCGAATTAGCGAGTTGGGAAAGTCGCCGCCGGACGGTTGCAGGGATGTCGGATGAAGAACTTGAACAAGATCTAGAAACAATCAGGGGTTGGGCTGAGAACGAGCCGGGTCGCGAGCAATGGCTTGCTTTGCTCACGGCTGAACGAGATCGAAGGGCGTTGGACGCCGACGTTGCACCTGAAGGGCGTGGCTACGAGTTCACTGGCGATCCCAACAACCCATGGGAGAACTTCGCTTCTGAAGCGAACGGTCGCAGGCACGAGATCATACGACGCTTGTCTCCGGAGGAGCGTCAGCAGATAATCGACAGTGCCGCAGGCGTGCGTGCGGAAGAACATCTTGGTCCTGACGGCACGGATGTCCTTGCGGGGTGGCCGGAAGCCGCTGGTCCTGAACCAATGGACGAGGAAGGTCTTTTAGTGGCGGCGGCTTATGCCGAAGAATTCCAGCGCTACAACAACTTTGTCGGAGAAGGTGATCTAGCAGCAAGGTTGCAGCGTGACGGTGCTGGTGGCGTGGCTCCGGCGACCCCCGGCGACACTGATCCGCGGGAAGACACCAGAGGTGAAATAGATCTAGAGCGTGATGATGCGTTTGGTCGTTGGCAAGAATTGCAAGAGATCATTGCCGAACAACGGCGCGAACGGCAACCGTTGGATCAGCAACCGGATTCGGAATTGGTAAGGGAATTTGAAGAACTTGACGAACGATTCGGACCCGAAAGTCTGTTCCCGCCAATCAAGTTTGTGAATTGGAACAACACCGCCGATGATCCGGAAACCCGACGCAACCGTGAGCAAAGTATCGCCAATTTGAATGATTCCCAGCGGGCAGAGATTTTAAATGATGTATGGCCAACGGAAGCGCTAGGTCCACGACCCAACAAAGAAGGCGTGTCTCGTGCCAAAGGGTACGTCCGGATGTATATGGGTGATGAAGGTCGTGAAGCGGGCAGACCAGAAGATCTTGGTGATGGGTTAGAGGAATTGGATCGTTCGGGTTTGGCTGAGAGGATAGTTGCAGCGGTACAGGCTGATCCTGTTGGCGATAATGAAGATAGAGGTTTGATGCGGCGTTTTGCCGATCGTCATGCGGAATTGATGGCGGAGATGGAGGGGGATGATGTAAGTCGGTTCCATCGTGGCCGTATGGAGATTCTTGGCAATATGGATGATGCCGAGTTGGCGGAGCATATCGAACGCCAACGAAACCACATCATCAATTTTAATGATTCGGGTGATGTCCTAAGGCGTCGGACTGCTGCTTCTGAGTTGGCGCGAGCGGTGGCTATGCGGGATGGCAGAGAAGCGTTTGATAGGGACTTGGCTACCCCCGAAGAGGGATCCGTTTTCCCGAGAAATTCGGAAGACAGGGAGATAGAGGCTCAAGGTTGGCAAGACGAAGCACGGAATTTGTTGAATCAAATTGATGACTGGGAAAAGGATCAGCAGGAGTTCGCCCGTGATTTGGCTGGGGGCTTGGGCGCGATTGAAGGGAATGAGCCGGAGAACCGGGAGAGGCGTGAGTTCGCGGCGTTGTTGCAGAGTCGTCTTGATAATGATGGGCGTGATCCAACTGGGATGTGGCAGGTAGGGGAACTAGTAGACGAGGAACCAGACCCGCCGGACTCCGGAGTGGATGAAGTTCCGGAAATACCTCCGGTACCCGAACTTTCTGATGTGCCGACAGATATCGAACCCATTAATCAAATTCGTCAACATAATCGTCGGCGGGACAACAACGTAGATGTGGTGACCAATTACAAACGGGATATTAAAGAGATCCAGCGGAAACTAGGAACCCGGAATGGTGTGCCGACTTGGAGAAATGACGGACATCTTCCCAATGGTTTGGAGAGATTGAATGGGCACGAGGCAAATGTTGATCGCGCTTTAGCAGACATAGACCGACGGCTGGCTCTGCTTCCACGGCGTGGAGAAAGCGAAGAGAAAAGAAAACTGCAAGGTTTAAAGAGGTCGTTGCGTAATTTAAAAAATAATAAGATCCCGGCGGAACGGAACCGGCGTCAGTTGGCACAAGATGCGGAACGGCGGGTAAGACAGGACAGGCATCGGGATCTCGCGCTGGCACATATTGAACTTCGTTTGTTCAATCGGAACTGGAACGAAGCAGGTTTAGACGGTGAGATTGCCAACAATCCAGATGATGCTGCCGTGTTGGCTCAGATCGACGCGGATTTGGCTGTCTTAGATCAGTATCTACCGAATTTGCGGGTGGGGAACTGGGATCCCGATGAAGGGGAAGCGCCCGCTGATATGAATGATGTAAGACTTAGGGCCAGAGAGATACGAACGCGTCTACGGGATAAAAAGAAGGTTGTTAACAAGCGTCAGATATTCCGTGAAAATCGTGTGTTCGTAGATGGGAACGAGACAAGGTTTAGAGAGATCGAAGCACATATTAATGGTTTGCCCGATGATGCTGATATCTCTGTAGAGATGGCTACTGAGTTGAATGAGATGCGGGCAGGCATAAGTGCTTTACGCAGAATGGGTCACAACAATCCTGACCCCGATCTACAAGCCTTGATTGATAGAAAGGTTGCCCTTGATCGGGATATTACGTCACTTATTAATGCTAATGGTCAGCGCATTAATGCTCCGGTGGTGCGAGGGGCTTTAGAGGGGTTTGATCCTCGCTTGGGTGAGATACGGGCTGCTTTGGATAATGCCGATGAGGCATTTGAAAATCAGATTGATGTGCATCTTGCAGAAGTTCAAGCAATGATTTCTGAAATGAGCAACCTTCCTAATGTGGGGAATCTTGCTACTTTGAACGAACATAGAAGGGCGTCTAAAGCAGCATTGATGCAGTTGAATGAGGATTTGGTATCGTTCCGCAGGAATGTAGTGCTTGGACCCCGTGGTGACATTGTTGAAGGTGGCGTTGCACACGACGGCAGCCGGATTTTGAGGCAGCGTCTGGGCGGGGGAGAAAATCCGCGTTCGCGTCCTGCTGGATTGGGTTTGCCGGGTCAGATAGATGATGCTGGCAATGTTGTTATTGATTCTGTCCCGGTTGGGAACAGGGGAATGAATACTCAGTTGGATGCTGATCGGTTTATCCGTGGAGGTGGGGATTTATCAGATGTTCCTGACTCTTATTTGGGCAATGCGATCATGGCTAATGCCGGGGGTTTGGATTTCAGGGATGGGGAAGCGAATGGTCCATTCGCCCAGTCGGGAGCGGACATTGGCGATAACCGATTCCTGCTTGTATCAGCGAACGGTGGCAATGTCGGTACGACCTATGTGTTTGCTCAACGCAGACCAGATGGATCCATAGGCAAGGAGGGGGTGTTCATCAAGATTGCTAGGCATCAGAGCGGGGTTGCTCAAATGAATGGTGATTACGATCAGATTGGTGAGATGTTTGCTGTAGAAGTGGGTCACCGTTTGGGTCTTCCAATGATGCCGGGGCGCGAGGATGGGGAGATGCTGGGTCGTGGGTCAGGTGGATTCTCTCATTTCGCTCCGGGCGAGACTGGTCGTGCAATCGTTTTGGAACACGCTTTAAATCTCGCTGAAGATTTTGATGATCTTCGATTGACCGGAGGATTCCATGCCGGTAGTTACACCCGCGAGCAGTTGGATGCTGTGGTTGAGGGCCGTGTAGACAATTTGTTGCTCAATTATTTCCTTGGGGTTTCAGACAGGCACGCCTACAACGGGTTGTTGTCCATTGAAACAGTTACGGATGCCAACGGAAATCAGATCCACAAGGGTCACGTTTACCCAATAGATTTAGCATGGGTTGGGAAGAGGGGTAAAACTAGGGTCAGGCAGTACCATTCTGCGACATTCAGCATGGACGGCACTCTGCTGGATGACATTAGGAGAATTGGACAAGCCGATCCTGACCGGAAGGCGGAGTTGCGTGCCCACGTTACGGAAATGTTGACCCGGTTGCAGGATATGATAAATGATCCAAACTTGCGTGAACGAATGGTCAACCGTCAAGAGTTCTATCGTGACGTTGATGCTTTTAGGCAGGCATTGAATACACAGTTTAATAAGATCGCTCCGAATGGAGTTGTTCCTGTAGATGAAATACTTACAGACTTGGGGCTTACATGAAGTATGAAAATCATGCAATAGGCACAGAAAGTGTAATTATGGTTGCAGAAGATGACGTATTCACTGTCTATTCACAAAATGATATTGATCTCAATAATTGGTTGCAATATTTCAGAACATCTGAAGAGTGGGAAAAGGAGTATCTAAAAACAGATACGCCATTCATAAGCCTAACCAGAAATCCTTATGTGGAATCTGTTAGGGAAGATGTTGATAGGGATAGGTATAACGAAATGTTGGAGATGGCGAGGGGCATGGGCCATCATGAGGTATTGGGTGACGGTGAAGAAGATGTCTAAGGATCCCGTCGCTAAGACGGTTCTTCCCACGAAGAAGCAAGCCCTCAAGGTGGGGAAGATGCTTGGCTGTACCGGTGCCCATCGAAAGGGTGACGGTTGGGGTCTTTGCGAATCCGAGAAGTTGTTGGTGATTCTCATCAAAAAAGGATCGAAGGCATATCGTGCAGCGAGAGATGGAAAAGAAAAGTCTGCTTGCTGTGAAGGTTGTGCTGAAACAAAAGTAAACGATGCTGACAAGAAGTTGATTTTCAGAACTCGTGCAGAGGCGGAAGAAGCCGCTGGGAATTTGGGTTGTTCTGGGGCACATCAACACGGGGTTGGCAAATGGATGCCGTGCGAAACGATGGAGGAGTTCAGCGCCGTTAGAAGTTCTCCAAACAAAAGGCGTCTTGTCATAGATACGCCCACGATGCGTCGCCGTAGGCGAATTATTAATTTGCCAAGAGCGACACAAAGAGATTGGGAACCTTTGATCAATCGTGGAGTGCGCGGGATTGAGACTCTGCCGGGTGGTGGTTTGGTGGCAGGGAAGCGGTTCTATACAAATGAGCGACGTTCCGAGTATGCCAAGGAGGGTATTGCGATGTCGGATGGGTCATATCCGATTCGTGATGTTGGTGATTTAAGAAATGCTATACAAGCCTTCGGTAGAGCAAAAAATAAGCCCGCTGCTAAAAGGCACATAAAAAAACGTGCTAGGGCTTTGTCTTGTACTGATCTACTTCCATCCAATTGGAAAGATTGATAGACCACTACCTATAGCAGTTGCAATGAAGGCACGTTATCGTAATCTAAACTAACTCCTGATTCATATCGGCCGCGGTGCTTACCTAAGCCGACTGAATAAATACAAACATTTATTAGTCGGAAAAGAACAGGAGTAAGCGACTATGGCATTTGACGACAGTCGGCTGACAGAACTTCAGGGCGCATTGCGCGAGAAGATGACAGCCAATAACGAGATTGCGGATTCTTTCCGCACTGAAGATGGTGCGATCATCATTGACAGTGAGCGAAAGTCCGCTTTCGATACCAACATGAAGGACATCAAGGAAATCAAATCTTTGATCGACTCCATGGAAGACATGCAGACGGTTTCTGATTGGGGTAATGAGGCTCCGGCGGAATCTTTGGCACAGGTTGCTAGCGCTGATGGAACTCTGGCTTCGGTCACAATTCCTACTGGCGTCAAGAGCCTTGGCGAAGCGTTCATTGAGTCTGATGAATATCAGGCAATGATGCAGCGTGGTTCCGGCACAATGGACAGCCCTTACGGCACGAAGTCTCTCTATGAGAGCGACTACAGCCAGAAGGACGTTTATTCGGCCCTGCCCAGCGGCACCCCCGCAGCGTTCGGCACGATCACTCGTGATCCGATCGTTACTCAGCAGCATCGTCGGACCCGAGTTCGGGATCTCTTCCCAACACGGCGTACCAACAGTGCAGTCATTGAGTATTTCCGCATGAGCGGGTTCACCAACGCTGCCAGCGTTGTTCCTGAGCGTGTTTCGTCGGCCTTCGGTGCAAAGCCGCAGACGACGATGGCGTTCACGGGCGTGCAGGCTCCGGTTCGGACCATCGCTCACTGGGAAGCAGCCCACAGGAACGTTCTTGCCGATGAGCCGCAGTTGCGGTCGATCATCGACAACGAACTCCTTTACGGCCTTCGTCTCCATGAGGATCATCAGATCCTTTCGGGTGCGGGAACCAGTGAAGACCTCACGGGTATTCTGAACACCACTGGTATTCAGACATACGCATGGTCCGCAGGTGCAACCTTGCCCGTCAAGGACACCAAGGCTGATGCTATTAGGCGTGCAGCGACTCTGTCGTTCCTCGCCTACTACGAGCCGTCGGGCGTGATCCTCAACCCCAACGACTGGGAAGACATCGAACTGACCAAGGATTCCAACGGTCAGTACCTGATGGCTGTCTCCATCGTTCAGGGTGCAGAGGCTCGCATTTGGCGGATTCCCGTCGTGGACACCCCCGCAATCGCTTCTGGTACTGCGCTGATCGGCTCGTTCGGTCAGGGTGCCCAGTTGTACGACCGGGAAGAGGCCACGATCCGTGTCAGCGAACAGCACAGCGACTTCTTCGTTCGGAACGCAATCGTCGTTCTGGCCGAGCAGCGTCTCGCCCTTGCGGTGAAGCGCCCAGAGTCGTTTGTTAAGGTCACCTTCGACGCCGCTCCTTCCTAAACCGAATGGAGTGAGTCCTAGCGACTGACTGAAACACAAGACATAGAGAAGCCCCCCGGAGCAATCCGGGGGGCTTTCTCGTTAGACGATTTGACAGGTGTGGTATACTAGGTAGGTAAGATAGATAGAAAGAGAAGGGGCTATGCCTAGAGAGATTTCCGCCAAAGCGCGGCGTGCAAATATTAAGCATCGCGAGAAGTGGCTTGCCGACCGGATAGCAGAGGGCTGGCAGTATTTCGATGAGTACCACGGAGCGGGATTGCCGTTAGTAAAGGGTCGTCGTTTTCGTGTCAAGGCACATAAGCCGGGATGGTACAAGTTCGTAGAATATGTGATTAATCCCAAAGGTTCTGAGTGGGTTGAATGCTATGGCCCATTTACGAAGGCTGGCGAACTGAAGCGTGGATCCGGTACTCATCATTTTGATACCAAAGAGATTCTTCAGGTGGAACGTAAGGTGAAAGATCCCACGGAGGATCGCAAGGCTCGTAAAGAGGCTGAACTTTCAGAGTGAGGCTTTGATGCGTGAATGTCCTTCTTCAAAGGACATTTCTACCCGGTCGGCTTTTCGGATTATTTCGTCGTAGTATTTGGACCTTGTGGGCCGGGTAACGATAAAAGCATCGTTGAGATAGGGGTCGTATCTTACGGACAGGCCATGGACAACGGGCTGGTCTGTGATCGTTCCACGAACGAAGGCGTGGACGTTTTTGCGTTGTTCTCGTAGAACCCGATCTCTTCCTGCGGGTTGAACTACAAAGGTGGCGTCTTTGAGGATGATGGCTTGAACGTGGTTAACGACCCGACCTTTGTTTTCTCCGCTGAGGGCGCGCACGCTATAACAGTTTTTGTGAAGGTTTCGGTAAACCTCTACTCTTTGTGGCATGGCAGGCGTCCTAATATTTCTGGCTCATAATATGGCTCGTCTAACCCATTGTAAAACGGTGTGTTAATTCCGATAGAGAATCGGTCGAAGATTCGGTCTTCTTTTTTCCAGCCACCAAAGTAGTTGTGTATGCAAGACCTGTTGTCCCAGATCAGAAAGTCTCCCTCTTCCCATTGCATTCTGAATTGATTTTCGGGTGCGTTCATGTAGTCCCAGATCCAGTCTTCGTATTCTTGCCATTGTTTGACAGAGCCGTCGGAGGGGACACAGGCAAGACCCCCACCGCCGTCGCTGCCGGGATAGCACAAAGATGTTCTTGCTGTGACTGGGTGGGTAGAAAATGTTGGATGTTCGGCTGACAGAGGAGGATCTTCGCAGCGACAAACGTCAGTGTAAATAAAACTTTTGTCTCGTAGATAATCCAATATGTGTTTCGGACAATCATCGTAGGCATCCGCAAGGTTCACGATAACGGTGTTTCCATTACTGGGGGAGCATTGGAATGTGTGCATGTTCATTGCGATAAGAGATGTCGGAGTTGGGTAGTGGTAATGGTCTTTGTGCCAATTGCCCACGATGTCGTCTATTCCAACGACTTCTGGTTGTTCTTCGGGGAGGCGTTCTAAAAGAAACGAATGGTATTGTCCGGTTATCGTTCCTACTGGATCTGCGCGAGACATGACATCACAAAAATCTGTTCGCTCATACCAAGGTTTATATCCCGCTGGCGTCTCTTTCATGAAGTCGTAATCACAGTGAAAAGACCACATAAGCCGAAGGTGGTCTGGTCCTTCTCTATCTAAAACATTAGGATCTGGTTGAGAGAGGTTCAATTGTTTGAATACGAGTATTGATTCATTGGCTAACAACCGGCGATAATATGAAGCGTTTTGAACAATATGATCTACTGTAACTTCTTCAAAGATTGTCATAATTCAAATACTACTAGGGGTGTGTCTCCAAATACGAAGTCCATAGAGAGCGATGCAGGAGGCATTCCTTACAGGACGATGTTGGGTTGACGGGCAGCGGGCCGGAGATGTCGGGATTGGCGTCATATACGGTGCCGACATAATAGCAATGTCCACATATGCCATCTACTTCAAACCATGCGCCAGCGTCTATGGACGCGTCTAAGGCATTTATGACTTGATCTAGTGTTAGCGAAGCGGGAATGGCCATGCCAAATATTACCGGATGGGACATGCTCCGGTGGAACAATCATCATCAAGAAGTTCGCTCAATCCAGTACCAATGAGAATCTTTTCATTGTTGACACGATCAAGTATTTCTTCGTATCTATTTTGATTTATTTCTTCCAGTGGTGCTTGGGTGAACCCGTGGTCGCTGTGGAGCAGGAACGAAACAGATTTCATTGTTGGCCAGTTTTCTTTTAGGAACTCTTGAACACTTTCCAGTTCTTCGGGTTTGATGTAGACGGTGACTGAAACAGCATTATCGGCCCATTCTTCTTGTACCCGACATTGCAGTTCCAATTGTTCGACTGCCGTCATGTCAGAAGCAAGAGTTGTTCCTTCTGGAAACGTGCAAGGAAATTCAACAACTTTTGTTCTGTTGTCATTTTCGACCCACTCAACGTGATAGCCGCGTTGTTCGCAGTAGTCCAACAAAGGGTCGGTTGCTGCCATCCGCACCCTACGAATGTGGTGCTTGCTGTACCCCGGATGAATGCCGGGTGTGATACCAGCGAGAAGACTCAATGTTCCACTTGGTTTGACTGTTGTAAGACGAACAGAAACTGGCCATTCCTTGTAGACGGACCAATGCCTATCAAAATCACGAAGAGATTCATAAGCGGGAGAAAGCCAATCTAGTTTGTCAAGGGCTTGGGTAACGCCAGTGACGCCAAGCCCGAGACGCATGTTCCTGCTGGTAACTTCGTCGGATTCCCGGTCTAGGTACGGTAGCGACGCGACTGCTTTTTGAACTTTGTAAAGAAGCGTTGATATGTCGATAAGTTCTTCTTGGCTTTCGATATTGGGCAGCATTATCTCTGCGAGGTTGCAGGACTCACGATTGGCGAGACCGATTTCGGCGCAAGGGTTGGTTCCTTCAATTGATTTATCCTCACGGATTTCATTTCGACGCCCATACTTTCTAGAAGCGTCAAGATTAAACAGTCCGTATGGTTCTCCGTTGCCCCGATATCCATCCCAGAAGACATCTGGCACTCCATCTATGTTAGAAGTGACGATGCTGTTGTTCGACATGGCACGGTGGGGTGGGACATTTCCCATATCCCAGCGTTTGGCGCTGAGAAAGTCAATATCGAATGGACTACCAAGAGCGATTTCTGCGCTGCGCCTGACATTGCCAGCGACAACAACTGATCCGATTATGTTGCAAATATCTAATACTTCCGTAGAGGACAGATTCCGTCCGATAGCACCGTTCAAAACCGCAGAGATCTTCGTGATTCCTTCAACAAGGATCCCCGGTCCAGATGCAGTGCCTCCGAAGGTGCGGATCGGAGCGCCTGCTGGACGAATGAGTTGAGTGGAGTAGGAGAATTCTGTCGGGTCGTCTATGGAGCCGAGATAGGTTTTGATCGCTCGTAACAGACATTCCGACCATCCTTCCCGCTTGTCAGGCACGATGTAGTCGGCGTCCGGTACATCGTGATTGTCAACGTTGCCTTGCCGAACTACTCCTAAACGTTGCGGGTGGAGGATGGAAAATCCAACTCCCCCACCGAGCATGAGCCGTTCAAACATCCATGCGAAGTCAGACGGATCTTTGATATCCACGAACCAGCAGTTGCAGAGACTATCTCCACCTAGACGAAAGTTGTTGGGGGTGCCGAGTTGCCAGAGCATTCTGCCACCGGGCATTCCCTTGAGGTTGAATATGTAGTCGAACAGACGTTCGGATTCGTCGTCGGAAAGTTCAGCGCCTATTTCGTTAGCGCCGTCCACGACTCGCCTACAAGTTTCCTTCCACTCCTCTGTTCGACCCGTGTTTTCATCCACAATGCGTGCATATGTGCGTTTATAGACTATGTATCCAAGCCCATTAAACCCCCAAGGAGGCGATTTTAGAGTATACGAGTCTACAAACTTTTCACTGAGCATTTCAATCCTCTGGCTTACTGTGAGGTTTTATAAGAAGGACTCACAGTATGACACTTGGCTGGTATACTAAAAGGGTTAAACCAGCCCTAATTTTTCCGCTTCCGACCTGCTAATACGCGTCCCTGCTGCTGCTACTAGCACCTTTCCTAAATGGTTTGGTGTTACCCATCTCCTTTCTACAATGTCTTCTTTCACGAGGACGCTGTCGGAGTCTTCGTCCACGAAAGTGATGGTGTGATCTTCTTCTCCGCAGTCGCCAGTTGGATGTCCACAGATGATACAAGGACCGTATTCGGGAGCGAGAAATGTTACTCCGGGGATGTGAACTCCGTCGCTTCGACCAACCATTTGTAGACCTTACACCAGATTGATGAAGTGTGGTGTAACGCGAAGAAGGAGGGCCAAAGCCCTCCTTCTTCTTTGGCGTATTGAGGTCAGACGGTGTCGGCGTACCGCTCGTCTGTGCCCAAGGCTGTAAAGGCAGCCTCGTAGATCCTCTGGTATTCCTCCGGGTGGAGGGTTTCCAAAGCCTTGTGTGCCTTGTAGGCAGCCGTCATCTTGCGACGCTGGCGGATCTTGCGTGCTTCCGCCTTTGCTGCCCTGTCGTCCTCTGTGGCCTCTGAGGTGCTAGAGGTCAAGATTCGGTTAAGGACTTCCTGCTCTTCCTGAGTCATTTCGTTCACGGTGTCCTCCTCGTTATGTTAGGTAGTAGTAACCCGTGTACCCTAAATCTACAACAGTGGAATTTGCTTTCGCAAGGGGCATTCAGGAATTCTTTTGAACGTTGCGTAAAGCGTCGAAAACAGCCTTCATGATGAAGATAAGGAAAAAGAGTCTTGAAGCAGCAAGATATCCAATGCCCGGTCGGATTGCTGAAAAGTCTGGGAACTCATTAACTAGAATCATGTTCATCCACATGAGTAGAAGTCCACCAAAGAAACTGATAGCAGCAGCAGCAGCAGCAAAACCGATTAGAGATCCCAGCCCAGCACGTTTTTGTGGTGTGGAGGTTTGAGACAGGCGTCCGATGATGTTGTCGAATTCTTCACTCATCTTGTTTTTCTTTCTCGTTGACTATTTGGGATATTCTAGACTTGGAAAGGTCAAACCTGTTCGCGAGTTGAGACAGACTGTGTCCCTTTTCGCTTAAAGTCCGTATTAGTCGGTTTCTGCCTTGCAAGGTCTTAGATGACATCGAACAAAACCATACTAGAGCCGTGGCTTCCAAGCAATAGGCTAAACTCTGGAATGATTAGTGCTTTAGAATGGAGTGAATAAGTTGCCTATCCCAGATACCTCCACAGACACAGAAACTCTCACCGCTACACGGCGTCGGAGACGCCCCCGTTTCATGGATGTTGTTAACCGTGGGGCTGCTCGCGGGGCGAGGGCTATTGCTAATCGGATGCGGCGAAGACGACGACGGCGTTAAAGGGGTGCCTGAAAAATGGCTTTAGTAACTACTTCTGATTTAAAAAAGTATATGGATATTACTTTTAGTAATACTCAAGATGACGCGGCTCAAATGATTATTGATGGACTTGAGGCCGATCTAGAGCATTACATTGGTCGTCCAATTACGGCTGCTTCGTTTTCGGAGTCGCATGTGGCCGAAGCCAACTATTCCGGCTCGTCTCAATACAGTTTCTTCTACGATTACAATCTTGACAGGACTGGCACGGCTGTTGCAGATGTGACGAAACCGCCGTATGTTCTGTATACCCGCAGGTCACCGGTTGTTTCTGTGGCCAGTCTGACCGTACAGGGCCAGAGTGATTCTTCCGCTACGACTCAAACAGTTGGTACTGATTATGTGGTGCGAAGATATGGCGTTGATATGTTCACAGTTCAAGATAATGATATAATTGTTATCACTTATACGGCTGGATTGGATGCCGCCGCAGACAATACCACGGCGTTGAAATTGATCGTTCTTAGGGCTGCGTCTCGTGAGGTTCAAAACCTACATGATGATGTTGTGGGTATGAAAGATTTGACGACTAGGAATGTGGCACCTCTAACTACTGGTTTTACCGTAGAAGAAATGAACTCAGTTAAACGGTGGCGTCGCGTCAGGATTGCCTGATATGAGTAAGATAGAAATGAGAGGGGTTTTAAAAACCAGAGCCTATTTTGCAGGCATGGTTCGGAGGTCTTTGAATTTTCATTCGCAGTTGAAATGGGCGCGGGATGAGATCAAAAAGGCCAACAGGCTGAATTTCGCCACTCAGGGTGAAGCGTCTGGCAAAGCATGGAACACTCTGGACATGGAATATCAGTCTTGGAAGATCGCTCATTACGGGTCGCTTCCGACAATGATTCGTGAGGGGGATCTGTTTAGAGACCTGACCACTTTGTCAGGACGGGTTAATCATGTCGGTCGGAAGACAGCGACTTTTGGTACAGATTTAGATTATGCACGGTTTCATCAGACCGGCACCCGTTTTATGCCAGCCCGTAAAATTGTGTTTGTCCCCAAGGGATTTGCCCACGATCTGGGTGAAAAGGTGGGCGAATATCTAGTATATGGTACTGAGGGTTCGCAAGCGTATAAGAGACTAAAGGCGATGGTGTTTGACTGATGCCTGCAACGATGGAAGGCCCAGCAGCGGCCAAGAAGTATGTCAGCGATTTTTTAGCGTCGGATCTACCCACGCGAGTATTGAACTATCGCAATAATTTGGGTTTGTCGTCAACGGAACTTCCGAATCCAGTCAAGTATCTGACGTATGAACCATTGACGATGGATAACTGGCCGACGATTATCACGTTGGTCGAATCCACAAGTCAGATTGTGCGTGAGTCTATGTCGGGAACGCTTGACCCGACGTATCAAGTTATTTATAGAATGCGAACGTATGTTTGGGTTCGGGCCACGGGTCCGGATGTTGTTACTACTGCCCGTGATCATATGACGATGGTTGTTCGTGATGCTCTTTTAGATCGGCCAGCCCTTCGTGGTGCCGATGCCGTGGGTGAAGATTGCGATATCAAAGTTGACGAGGGGACGATTACGGAAGATTTTTCTGATTTAACACTCCTTAAAGGGGAGCGCTTTTTAGCAGCATCATTTCTTAGTTATGATTTAAGTCTTTATGAAACAGTTACTCGTGCTGTTAAGGGAGCCATGTTGACAAATGTTGTTAATGAAACTCTTGTAGAAAAGGTTCCTAATGCTCCGACAAACCTTGGAGCCAGCGGGGGGAATGTCCAATCTTTGCTGAGTTGGAAAGCGCCTACTTGGGACGGTGGTGGAACCTATGTGATCACTGGGTACGCAATCCAATATTCGATAGATGCAGGTACGACATGGTCCACGACAGTTGCTGATACCGCTACGACCGACCCTGCCTTTACTGTAACGGGTCTAACCAATGGGACTACATATCAATTTAGGGTTGCTGCTTTAAACGGTGCAGGAACAGGTGCGTATTCTTCTGCTTCATTATCTGTAACACCTTCTGCTTAGAAACAGCCTTCAGTGATAAAGTAATGGCAGTCGATACATGCAATGAAACACAGTTTCCGCCATGTAAGATTTTGAATCGTAAGTTCGCAATAAGCCAAGTGGAGGCGCACTAATGCCGGGGATCGTAGTAAACACCGCAGTTCGCAGTGGCCCAGCGACTGTTGGTGAAGCAATCTCGGGTCAGGCGTTTTTTGTAGGAACAACCGTTCGGGGTGATTCAAGTGAATCTACTCTGATACGAAATCTCACTGAATATAAGAAATATTTTGGTGGGCATGTTTCTGGAAATCTGTATGCCCATGCTCAAACCTATTTTGAAGAGGGCGGTGCCCGTCTGTACATTCAGCGGGTTGTAGCCGATGATGGTGTTGCAGGCACAAAGGCGATCCTTGACAGCAATGGTTCCACGGTGGCCACTTTTTCTGCTGCTGATGTGGGCGCTTGGTCGTCCAACTTGACCGTTCAGGTTATTGCCGGTGATGTTTCTGGTGTTCGTATCGTAGTTTCTCTTGATGGGGAAACGGTTTTGACGACTGCTGACCTTACAACTTTGGATGCGATTATTAATACAATCAATGCTTCCAATGATGTGAAGCATCTTGTGACTATCGCTAAGGAAACTGGTGCGACCTTGACACCGGTCACCACGGTAGCGAGTGCGCTGACCGGTGGGGCTGATGGAACGCTTGTGACCAATGCTAGTTCTACGGACAACTACGTTGAGGCTTTGTTGAGAATCAGCAAGGATCTTGGTCCGGGTGCTGTAGCGATTCCCGGTATTGCTACGGCTACTGGTTATTGGCACGCTCTGATTGATCATGCGAGGTTGAATGATCGGGTTGCTATTTGTTCGTTTGCTTCGTCTAATACGGCGGCTGGTTCTAAGACGGCCCTCAATTCAGCGTCACCTGCTGTTTATACGGATACCGACGCTCATTACAGTGCTTTCTACTATCCGTGGGTGAAGGTTCCAGATCCGGCTGAGGCCGGGTTGGCCGTGTCCATTGCTCCGGACGCCTATGTTTGTGCGAAACGTTCCAAGGCCGCAGACGCTGCGGGTGGACCGTGGCGGGTTGGAGCAGGTTTGGTTTCAGAAGCCAAGTATGTAACCGGTCTGTCAATGCCCAGTACACAGTTGATGGACAAGGCTACTGGTGACGAGTTGGACAACGCTCGCATCAATGCTTTGCGGGTTATCAATGGCAAGGTTCGTGTGTATGGCGCACGGTCGGCTTCTGAAACGGAAAACGATTGGCGTTTCATTACATCACGAGACACTTTGAATCATGTGGTTTATCAGTGCGAGAAGCGCCTTGAGGATCATGTATTTCAAACGATTGACGGGCGTGGCGCTCTTTTCTTGAAGATCAAGAATTCAATTGTCAGTATTCTTGAGCCTATTCGCAAGTCTGGTGGCTTGTACGAGGCTTATGGTTCAGACGGAGTTCGACTAGATCCGGGTTATTCGGTGATTGTTGATAGTACCAATAACAGTGATGCCAATTTAAATATTGGTCAAGTTACTGCCGATGTTGCAGTTCGTGTGTCTGCTGTTGGTGATAAAATCACAGTTAACATCACTAAGTCGAATTTGACAGCCGGTGTTCTCTAAAGGAGTGTAGTTTAAATGGCTAAGAAACTTTCACAGCGTCAAGTCGTTGCAACGATTGAACCAGCATTAGGTCACGCAGTTACGTCCTTCCCTCGCTTTGAGGATTATTGGGCGCAGGTGAGTGGTGGGGAAATCACTGCGGCTGTTGAAAAGGTTTATGACGGTGGGGCACGTTTCCCAGAAACATTGTGTGCCCCTGCTGATATCGGTGACATCACTCTTACCCGTCATTATGAAACGACGCGAGATGGCGCTCCATTGGCTGTTCTTCGTCCTCT